GTGCTTCTATATCCATGTTGCCAAACTGACTAGAAACTCTACACTTTCCCTTAACTACCGTATACAGATGCCTAGTCTTATGCAATGCACCTACGAGACATACGCCTGCGGGAATAAATAACTCCCTTGCATACAATCCATCACTAAAGTGGTGGCGTGTCTCTAACTCAATTGTATCGCCTTTTAGCATTAACGATTGTAACTCATATATAGAGTCTTGAGTTGTTAATTCATTCACGAGCTAACTTCATAATCTATTGCTAGTAAATGGAATGGCGTAGGACCTTCCACAGTAATTTCTGGCGCGACTTCTCTGCTCCACCCATTGCCACCATTGCTATCCTCTATAATGCCAGAAGTAGGACTAGCAGAACTTAAAAAGCCATCAGGAGTATCTTGTCTTACCTCTGTTAACACTCCATCAATCTTAACGCCTGACGTTTCTACAACACGCATATTCATCTTATCAATACGTTTCTGTGACAAGTTATTGTTAGCGCCTGAACCTTTTGCTGTAGCGATTGGCATGCTTTTAACTTTAGATGTGAAGTTATAACCAACCTCTAATGTGCCAACTAATGCTTGCTCATCAGCAGTTAATGTAACAATGCCATTATTTGCTACTCGATCTGGCAAGACAATATGGTCATTAATCAAAGCATTAGCTCCACCACGTACATACAACTGCACTATTCTAGTATTTTTTATTCCTGTGTCTACTGTAGCTCCAAATGGTGCTCCAAACTTTTTAGAGCAATCCATTAAATGGTTAAATGACATTCTGCAAATAGCATAATCTTTTTCGTCATGCGTAACATCGCCTGATGTTTCATCTAGTCGCGTTATAACGTGCAACACGTTGTTTACAGTAACACATTGCTCAAACGTATCAAAATCAACATTCGTTTCACCGCTTGGTCTTACTTGGTTAAATCTAGTAAACCCATTAATGTCTTGTTCACGTAAAGTATTAAGAACAACAGCCGTTCCATCAGCGTTAATAATAAATACATAGTTAGCATCTTCAGCAGATACAGCAGATACTATATCCATATCTATAGGGTCAACAATAGCCTTAGAAGCTAACACAGACAAATCTATACTACGGTACGCATTCTCATTAAAGTTGAATAGAAATTGCTTTAGACTTCTACCAGTGTTATCAACAAATAGTGTAGCCCCATCTAATGACATAGTAGGTACGTCAATGTTAAAGCTACCATGCTGTGTTTGCTGTTCAACATTAATTGTTGTTGGTGTGTTGCCTGTTACGTTGTACTCTGCGCTTTCAGTAAATACATGTACACCACGACCACCAGACACATCAATAATCTTACTTTTAGAGCCATTAATAGTGAAAGATAGCCCTTCATCATCAAGACCTGTTTCTATTCTAAAGTTTAAAAAGTCACCTGCTACAGATGCCAACAAGTTTGAGGGTTTTGACTTCGTGCCGCCAAACCATAATCTACCATTAGCAAATACACCGCTACGTGGATAGCCTCTCGTTGCACTCCATATATCTTCTTTTCTGCTTGTGCCTGCAGTAGTAATAGATGTCGCAATAGCTCCTGTACCGCCAAGAGTAGGATATGCTACGGCTGTACTTAATGTAATTGCTGATTCGCCTGCACAAGTTACTGTGTATAAGTTGCCGCTAGTATGCGCTACAGATATACCGTTGTTACCAAACAAAGGCATTTCTTGTATAACTCTTCTTATTTCTTCTCTTTGTGTTGCAGTATCAGAGCCAGAGCAAGTTATGTTTTTAGACTCTATGCCATTAATTTCAACTTTGAACCTAGCGCCTGCAGTATGGTGATGCTGTAGATCAATAGTAAATACAGCACTAACAGGTGTTGGGCTTTGCGAATCATTGTAGTCAAGCTGTGGTATGTTTTGAAATGTAGGATAATCAAGTTCGAATCTGCCTAACCCATTAAAATTATATATAATTCTCATGGGCTGTTCATTTTCGTTGAAGCCTAATAGTATATTTTCGTTTACCGCAACACGGTCAGGTAAATTACTACCGCTTTGGTGGGGTATATCTTGCACTTTAGTAGTTGCAGTATCAGTTACCCGGTACACAGCTATATTATTAGAATCAAAAACAAGCAAAAATGAATCAGTCTTGCTCACATCAAAGCTATGTATTTTAAAGGTTGGCGTATCTGAAGGCTGTTTATAAAACATCCGAACTTCGCCAAGAGCAATATGCTGATAAGAAGCGGCTGACCCTTCTTTGCGTACTAGCCGCCAATACTCTGCTGTTTGGTTATTTGGCAGGTCTACATCTATTCTAAAATCTTGTGGAAAATCAGAGTAAATAGTTGGTACATCTGCCGCTTTAGTCCATGATGATCTGTCTGAGCTGTATTCAATGTCATATGTATCGTCTGACAAACCTGTATTTGTATCGTGTATTAACTGTATATGATACAAATCTATATATTTTTTATTAGTAGTATTAGCTTTGAAATCAAACACTACGTAATCAGAGCCAACAACAGTTGTAGTTGTTTCTACTTGTGCACGCAAAGTACCGTTTGTTAATTGACCATAATAAGGACTTATATTTGGCGTATCCATATACTGGGCAAGAACGCTATCAGCAATTTTACGTGTCATTGGTTCAGGGTGTGCTATAAACTCAGTGCCCATGCGACGCTTTACGCCACCTTGCGGCACAGTCACAACATTTTCTGCTAACTGCATACCCTTATAGTATTGGTCAATATCTGTACGACCTTTGATTAGCTCAGACAGTTCACCGCTTGTGAAGTTGTTTTGTAAAAAGCTACTCTTAGCCATTAGAACCTCACATCAAGAAATGGTCTGCTCTGTATAGGTGTAGTTGGGTGTTGTTGAGAATCAGCGTTACGCGCCATTTGAGAGGCATTCAGGTACTCTCTCGCCATTGCATCTTTAATAGTTGCACTCTCGCTGATAGCAAGAGCAAAGTCTTTAGCCAAAGCGTACTCAATCATCTTAGTAAAGTATGCAGGGTACTCAGCTTCAGATACGTCATAAATGTAATCGCAGTACAAGTCACCACTATAGTTACAGTATACGCGATCACCAAGAACTTGATATGGTAAGTTAGGGTTTAACTTGATTAGTGTAAGCAAGTCAGATGGCAACTGATACATTGATGAATACTCAGTGCCTACAGGGTCAGCATTTACTTTAGCCAACTGTGCTTTTTTTCTAGCAAAGCCCCATCTGTGCTTAGTAAGCTCGTGCGCGACGATATTGTCGTATAAGTTATTAGCTACGACCTGTGCGCGAGAGTTGCCAGTAAGTGATGTTATTGGCAAATCACCTATTAAAATTAATGCGTTAGAAACTAATCCTATTTTACTAGCCATGATTTACCTTTATGTAGAAAAAGAAAAGGGGGGCGAACCCCCCTATAAGCCTAATTAGGCAGGTGTTGCGTCATACTTAACTTCGATCAGACCTGCGACATCACGTACAGCCGCGCCTGCTTTCAACATGCCGTTGCACAAGAAAGAAGTCTTTTGTGGAACGTAGTCAATAGAAGTTTTCATGTCTACACCAATAGCAAGACCGATTGCAGATTTGTCGTAAGCGTAAGCGCTAACAACATCAGAAGCTACTGTTAAACCGCCTTCTGTACGATCTTCAAGAACAACAACATTGAAGCCTGCAAATGTGTTTACTTCACCATTTACTAGAGCTTTAACATTTTGGTAATCAGCAGATGATACTTTCTCATCAGCTAATAGACCTGCAAGACCTGTACCATTGATAGCAATAGTAAGATCGCCAGAACCAACGCCATTCTTAACAAGTTGAACTTTAGCGTCAATCAAGTCAGCCGCAGTAAGACCAGTAGTAGTAGTACCAACAGCAGTTGGAGTAGCCGCATCCATAGCCGCGATTACTAGTTGGTCAAGTCTACGACCTAGTGCGCCTGCAATAGTAGTAGCTAGTTCTTGTTTTTCGTCAAAGTTTACTTCAGCCGCATCAAAGATGTCTGTGTACTCTGGAGCATTCCAGTTAGACAAAGTGGCTGAGATAAGGTCGTGTGCAACATCCATTGGATCAACGTCTGCTGATGTGGCTTTTTGGTTAGCTAGACCTTTACCCATTGCACGGAACTTGTAAGTGTCACCAACTACGTTGTTACGTACAGTTACGGTGTCACGAAGGAGAGATGCGTTTTGAAACGCGTGTTTTACCATGCTGTCAAATTCAGTAACAGCTACTGCAGATAAGTTAATACTCATTTTAATATCCTCGAAAAAGAGATTTTAATTTTAAATAGTTTTTCAAGGTTTTCGCTGAGTGCCCAATAAATTTGGTCAGCATCCAACCTAAATTTATCGAGCCTAGAAAGATAGGGTATTCGATGCGCTAATTATAACACCGAACACCCATACTTGTAAATATTAACCGCCAAATGATGCCATCATCTCTTGAACTTTGCGTTCATGGTTAATATCTGTACTGCGGAGTAAGTTACCATTTTCATCTTTTCTAAACATTTCTGCTTCCACATCAGCCCATGTTAGAC